CACAAGTTACAATCGCTAAAAAATTAGGTGTGCCACTAGAAGAATATGCGAAACAATTAAATATCACGAAGGAGGTATAGGCATATGAAAAAACAAACAGAAACAAGAACTTCCCGTGCGAGCCAAACAAGAGTCAAAGAAGAAAAGAAAAAAGTTTGGACTCCACCATCATCTTTAGATGCACCCCCTGCACCAGATGGGTATAGACACAGATGGTTAAGAGCTGAGAGTATGGGATTTGATGATTCATCAAATATGTCAGCTAAAATTAGATCTGGATTTGAATTAGTAAGAGCTGATCAATATCCTGATACTGATTATCCAACTATACAAACTGGAAAATATCAGGGAGTAATCGGAGTTGGCGGCCTTTTGCTGGCAAGGATACCAGAAGAGATTGCAAAGTCGAGACAAGAATATTTTGCAAAACAAACGCAAGATAAAAACGACGCAATAAACAACGATCTCATGAAGGAACAGCATCCAAGTATGCCTATCAATAATGATAGACAGACTCGTGTAACCTTCGGTGGTACAAAGAAAAGTTAATTTTTTAACGATTCTCGGGTTAATCCCTACCAACGAATTAACATTAACCCGTTTATGGGTAAAACCATAAACAGAATAAGGATAAAACTATGGCAAACAAAGACGCAGCGTTCGGTTTTAGACCGGTAAGATCACTTGTCGGTGGAGAACTAAGAACGGAAGAATACGCTATAGCGGCAAACTACGGAACAGCAATATACACTGGTCAAGTAGTTGAAGCAGTAGCGGGTGGCGGTATTGAAGCTGCAGCAGCTGGAGACACTCAACAAGCGGGTGTTTTTGCTGGTGTGTTTTATACTGATCCCACAACAAGTAAACCAACGTTCAAGCCTTTTTATGCAGCAAGCACTAATGCTTCTGATCTTAAGGCAACAGTACACGTTGACCCTTACACTGTGTTTGAAGCTCAACATGATGGAACAGGAACAGCAGCGATGAACAATTCTGGTTTTGATTTTGTAGGTGTCGGTGGAACTGACTCTACTGGCATATCAACTTCAGAGATTGATACATCAACTTCTGGAACATCAGGTGGATTCAAACAAATCGGAATCTCAAAAGATCCTGATAACAGTGATACGAGTTCAGCAAATGCAAACGCATATGTCGTTTTCAATACTGGTGAACATATCTTTAAACTAACAACAGGCGTATAATAGAATAGGAGTATAATATTATGGCAATATCAAGAGCACAACTAGTTAAAGAACTAGAGCCAGGATTGAATGCACTATTCGGCCTGGAATATAAAAACTACGCAGATGAGCATCTTCAAATTTTCGATGTAGAAAATTCTGACAGAGCTTTTGAAGAAGAAGTAATGTTATCTGGTTTCGCAAACGCTTCAGTAAAACCTGAAGGTTCAAGCGTAAACTTTGATTCAGCTACTGAATCTTTTACTGCTAGATACACTCACGAAACACTTGCTTTAGCATTCTCAATCACTGAAGAAGCGATTGAAGATAATTTGTATGACAGACTTGCGTCTAGATATACAAAAGCATTAGCTAGATCTATGGCTAACGCTAAACAAGTTAAAGGAGCAAATGTGTTAAACAATGCGTTTGACTCATCTTTCACAGGTGGTGACGGAGTAGAACTATGTTCTGCTGTTCACCCAATTACTGGTGGAACGTTCAAAAACGAACTTTCTACTTCAGCTGATCTTAACGAAACATCGTTGGAGCAGTCTTTAATTGACATCGCAGCGATGACTGATGACAGAGGGTTAAAAATTGCAGCTAAAGGAGTTAAAATGATAATTCCTTCTGCGCTTCAATTCACAGCTGAAAGACTGATGAAGTCTCAAGGCAGAACTGGAACGGCTGACAATGACATTAACGCATTAGCAAATATGGGAATGATTCCGCAAGGATACACAATCAACCACTATTTGACTGACACAGATGCGTTTTTCATCAAAACTGATGTACCTAATGGATTAAAAATGTTCGTTAGATCACCAGTTAAAACTTCGATGGAAGGCGACTTCGAAACTGGCAACGTTAAATACAAAGCTAGAGAGAGATATTCATTTGGATTCTCAGACCCTAGAGGTATTTTCGGATCACCAGGAGCGTAATCTAAATAATTAATTAATGAGGCGGGGCCACAATCTCGCCTCATTTTTTTTGCAACATCTAAAAACCATGAAAAAATTCTTAATTAAAATCACTGCATATGGCTATATCACTGAATTTACAGTTATGGCTAAAGATACCCCTGAAAGTATTGAGAATGCTATCCTTGACAAACTAGGAAAAAATGATATTAATTGGGAGAACTCTGATTTTTATGATCGGAGACTTAAATGGTTGACTTTTGAGGAGGTCAAAGATGATGAACTTACAAGACCTGTACAAACAAAAAAGGTCCTTGGAGTTGAACTGGGAACAGGAGCATCTCAAATCGGGTAGATATACACTCGATATGGTTAGGATTGACCATAAAGTTAGGGCGGTAATTGCTGATATTAAAATGAAAGAAGCAGAATTAGCACACAGCTCTAACAAGATAGAGGACGCTGCTCCCAAAGTTTCAGTAGCTACTTAATAAAAAGCTACATCACAGAAATCGTATTTTCTTTACAGGCTCTCTTGCACTTCATATAAATTTGTTGTATCTTTGCAACACTATACATAAAAAATAAAATGAATATAGACGCGTATAGTCGACATGCCCCTAGGGACTATATTCAAATATTCTAGGAGGAATATTATGGCAAACACAACTTTTTCGGGTCCTATAAGATCTGAAAGTACAGTTAAAACAGTAAGTAAGAATGCTACAACTGGAGCGATTACTGAAATCATCACTATGGGTGATGGACCTGTTGCATTAGGAGATGAAAACAAAACACTTGATAATGCAACACACAGCGGAAGAACTCTTGTAGTTCCTGCGCTTGCAGCTAATAGAACAATCACATTACCAGCGCCGGTTGCTGGTGCACACTTTAAATTAATTTATGGTGGCGCTGCAGAAGAAGCAGAAAATCTAATTATTGTAACACCAGGAAATACTAATTTCTTTATTGGTGGTATTGTTCACTTAGATTCAAACGCTGATAACTTATCAGTTTATTCTGATGGAAACTCTAACTCGAGTCTAACTCTTACAGACTTTGGTTTATTTGAAATTAATATTTTGGCTAAAGATAGCACGAACTATTATATTTGGGGTTACCAAGAAGGTGCTGATGTACCTGCATTCGCAGATCAGTAATAATAATTAATGTGAGGGCTTCGGCCCTCACAGTTTCTTAATTAAGGAGGGAAACAATGGCAGACACAGTAACAGGACCAACTATTTTACAGCAAAACGATAAAAGAGTTGTTATCAAAATCGTAAATCAATCAGACGGATCAGGTGGAACTACAGTTTTTGGTGATGTCTCAGCTTTAGACGCTAGAGAAGACGGAACTGCAGTAGCTCACTTAGGACTACTTAGAGTTTGGTATTCTTGTCAAGGCGGAGATGGCGGAGACGCTTTTGCACGTTTAGATGAAGAAGACTCTGATGGAGATATTCCTATCATTGGTTTAACTGGCGCAGGATATTGGGACTTTAGAGAATTTGGTGGAATACCTGCAGATAAATCTAGCAACAGTAACCAAAGTGATGTTAATTTTGTAGTACCTGGTGCCGCAGACGATGGTAACATGTACACAGTTATAGCAGAGTTCCAGAAAATTTATTAGGAGGTAACGGATGGCCAACACAACTTCCGGCACAGTTACTTTCGATAAGGGCTTTGCAGTTGACGATATTATTGCAGAAGCATACGAGCGTATCGGATCACAAGTAACGTCTGGATATCAATTAAAAACAGCAAGACGATCTCTTAACATATTGTTTCAAGAGTGGGGCAATAGAGGTTTGCACTACTGGGAAGTAGCTGAAACTAATATTGACTTAATCGAAGGTCAAGCTGAATACACATTCTTCAGATCAACTGATGATGGAACAAGTGCTAGCACTAATGCAACATCTGATGTTTATGGTGTGGCTGATATTCTTGAAGCAACTATAAGAACTAATAGAACTGCAACAACACAAGCTGACTCTGCTTTAACAAAAATAGATAGATCTACTTATTCTGCATTGGCAAATAAATTAACTAAAGGCACTCCATCACAATATTTTGTTCAAAGATTTATAGATAAAACAACTTTAACTGTTTACCCAACAGCAGACTCTACTAACGCATCTAAAGATTTACATTTTTATTATGTAAAAAGAATACAAGATGCAGATTCAACTTATACAGATGCAACAGACGTACCATACAGATTTGTACCATGTATGGCTTCAGGATTAGCTTTTTATTTAGCACAAAAATTTAATCCACAATTAGTACAACAAATGAAATTATATTATGAAGACGAGTTAGCTAGAGCGTTAGCAGAAGATGGTTCTTCTACGAGCACTCACATAACTCCTAAAAACTATTACCCGAATATTTAATTATGGCAAAACACGCAAAAGCAATATCAGACAGATCAGGAATGGAGTTTCCATATAAAGAAATGGTCACAGAATGGAATGGTTCTTTTGTGCATATATCTGAGTATGAAGAAAAACATCCTCAATTAGAATTAAGAGCTAATAGAGGTGCAGAACAACAAGGTTTAAAAAACGCTAGACCTAAAAGAGTAGAAAATGAAGTTATAATACTTCTTGTACCTAATCCTTTTGAAACCATAGCTGCAAGTTCTGGAATTATAAATGTAAAAGAACAAGGCCACGGAAGATCGACTGGAGATACTGTAAGATTTAGAGGTGCAAGATATATTACATCTGATCCAGATGGATTTCAAAACCCTTCTAATTTTGATGGTATTACAGGTTCTAATATAGCAAAAGCTGCTGGTTACTCGATAACTGTAGGCAAAAGAGATTCAAGTGGAAATATTACAAACACAGAAAATTTCTATCACTTTACTGTAGACACAGATACTGCTACAACTGGTGGTATATCAGGAGGAGGAGAAGGTTGTTCATCAGGACCAGCAACCTTAACAGCATAATATGGCAGGACTAAGCGCATCAGGATTAAAAACACAAATAAGAAGTTATACTGAAGTTAGCTCTACAGTGTTGTCTGATAGTGTTTTAGAGAATATTATTTTAAATGCTCAATATAGAATATTTAGAGATGTGCCAATTGATGCTGATAGAAAAACATCTACAGGTAATTTTACATCTGGAACAGGCACTGTAACTGTGCCAGCAGGAGCTGTATTTATTAGAGCAGTTCAAGTTTATACTGCAACGGGATCTACTTATACAGGTGCTAATACATATTTAGAAAAAAGAGATTTAACCTTTTTAGAGGAATATATTTCAGCAACTACAACCACTGGAACACCAAAATATTATGCAATGCTAGATACAGGGGCAACTGGAGAAAGTTCATCAAACTCTGGATCTATAATTGTGTCACCAACACCAAGTGCAACTTTTGCATATAAAATACATTACAACGCAGCACCAGCTTTATTAGAAAACAACGACACTAATTATATTAGTATGAATTTTCCAAATGGTCTGCTATATTGTTGTCTAGCAGAAACCTATGCTTTTTTAAAGGGACCTGCAGACATGTTACAGTTATACGAACAAAAATATAGACAAGAAGTTGAAAAATTTGGAGGAGAACAATTAGGTAGAAGACGAAGAGATGACTACACAGATGGTACAGTCAGAATCCCAGTCAGATCACCTTCACCGTAAGGATTAAAATATGGCATCATCATTTTCAGATTTAGGTTTAGAACTAATGGCAACTGGCGAAAACGCCGGCACATGGGGGACAAAAACTAATACTAACTTACAAATTATAGAAAAATCTATTGCTGGTTATGTAGAACAAGCAGTAACTAGTGGTGGAACAACAGCTTTATCAATAACAGATGGAGATGCAACAGAATCAACATCAGTTGCAAGACACGCTGTTATAAAATTAACAGGTACAATAACAGGAAACTCAATTGTAACTGTTCCTGACTCAATAGAAAAAGTTTACATTGTAACTAACGGCACATCAGGTGCATACACTGTTCAATTTAAAACAGCATCAGGAACAGGAATTACTTTTGGTGTATCAGAAAAAACTACAAGATTAGTTTATTCAGATGGAACTAATATTGTTGATGCAGGATTTGGTGGCGCATCTGATATGGAAGGTAGAGAATTAGTTTTAGATGCTGATGGTGATACAACTATTACAGCAGATACTGATGATCAAATAGATATTAAAATTGCTGGAGCAGATGATTTTCAATTTACAGCAAACACTTTTACTGCACAATCTGGCAGCACAATTGCTGCACAAGCATTAACTGCTACTACAATAACAGCTAGTGGTATTGTAAAAACAGACGATACAACTGAAGCAACTTCTACAACAGATGGCTCCTTACAAACAGATGGTGGATTATCTGTAGCTAAAGATGCTGTTTTTGGTGATGATGTTAAATTATTAAGTGATAGTGCTGTATTAAATTTTGGTGCAGATTCAGATGTATCACTTACTCATGTTGCAGATACAGCTTTATTATTAAATGCTGCAATGAGATTACAATTCAGAGATTCTGGATTATATATAGGTTCTAATGCAGACGGGGATTTAGACATTGTATCAGATGGTACTGCAGTTGATTCAATTAATTTAGAATCAGCAGGTGGTATTACATTAGATGCAGGTACAGCAGGTAGTGGTATTATTTATGAAGATGATGGCACTGAGATGGCTCGTATTCATAATTCATCTAGTGATGTAATTTTAGAAACTAAAGTTTCAGATAAAGATTTTGTTATTAAAGGTAACGATGGCGGTTCAACAGTTACTGCTGCAACTTTTGATATGTCTGATGCTGGTACTTTAGCATTAAATCATGATTTAAGAGTAGCTGATGGAGGACAAATAGGTTCTGCTTCAGATGCTGATGCAATTTCTATTTCTTCAGGTGGTGTAGTAACATTTTCACAAGCACCAGTATTTCCTGATGGTTCTATAAACATTGCTGATATTGATCTTGATGGTGGAACAGATGTAGGTGGTGCTATTGCTGATGCTGATTTATTTTTAATAGATGACGGTGCCGGTGGCACAATGCGAAAAGCAACTGCTTCAAGAATTAAAACATACATGGGTGCTGCTACAGGTGAGTTCTCAGTGGCAAACCTTGATATTGATGGTGCAACAGATATTGGTGCAGCAATTGTAGACGCTGACTTATTTATTATTGATGACGGTGCTGGTGGAACAAATAGAAAAGTTACAGCATCTAGACTAAAAACTTATGCACAAACAGGTGTATCTTCAGCAGCAGATGACATTACTGCAGGTGATGCAGCTGTTAGTCTTACAACAACATCAGGTAACATTACAATTGATGCACAAGCTGGTGATTCAGATATTATATTTAAAGGGACAGATAGTTCTTCAGATATTACTGCTGCAACTTTTGATATGTCTGATGGTGGTGCACTTATACTTGAAGGTGGTGTTATTGACGTTAAAAATAGAGGATCACAATCTGTTGTAAGATTTTACTGTGAATCTTCTAATGCACACTATGCACAAATTCAAGCTCCTGCGCACTCAGATTTTTCTGGTAACGTAACTTTAACTTTACCTGCCTCAACTGACACAATTGCAGGTATTGCAGCTACACAAACATTAACAAACAAAACTTTAACTACACCTGTAATTGCAGAGATAGATTCAGGATCAACAATTACACTTGATGCAACAACAGATATTACATTAGACGCTGACGGTGGTGATATATTCTTCAAAGACGGTGGAACAACTATTGCTACATTTACAAATAGTTCTACTGATTTTATAGTTGAGTCTGCAACATCAGACAAAGATATAATATTTAAAGTTAATGATGGTGGTTCTTCTACAGAAGTTGCTAGATTTGATGGAGACGTTTCGGCGTTTAAAATGGCTTCTGGCAAACAATTACAATTAGGTGCTGCTGAGGAACATATTTCAGGCGATGGAACAGACATAACTTTTGCTGTTGGTTCAGGCGGAGATATAAATATTGGATCTGGCATTGGATTAACTTTTGGTGATGATGGTGAAAAAATTGAAGGCGATGGAACTGATTTAACCATATCTTCTAGTGCTAAATTAAATTTAACAGCAACATCAGATGTTCACATACCTAATAACGTTGGAATAGTTTTTGGTGGAGACTCAGAAAAAATTGAAGGTGACGGAACAGATTTAACTATATCAGCTAATAATTTAACAATTGATGCAGCTGCTGATATTATATTAGACGCAGCAGGTAACGATTTTAACTTTAAAGCTGGTGGCACAGAAGTTTTAAGAATAACTAACTCATCAAGTGATGTAATTATAAGACCAGTTGTTGATGCTAAAGATATTATTTTTCAACAAAGAGATGGCACAGAAGTTGCAAGAATTGAAGACAATGGAACGTTTAATATTGTAACAGATAAGTTAGCTATTAATGGAACAGCAGTTACATCTACAGCAGCAGAATTAAATATATTAGATGGTGTTAACTCAACAACTGCAGAATTAAATATTATAGATGGCGGCACATCAGCAACAAGTACAACAGTTGCAGATGCAGATAGAGTTGTATTAAATGATAATGGTACAATGGTTCAAGTGGCCATGACTGATATTAAAACATATATTGGTGGTGGAACTTCTTGGCAATCTGTTAAAACTTCTAATTACACTGCATCAGCAGGACAAGGTGTATTTGCAAACACAACGTCAGCATCATTTACAGTTACATTACCAGCATCACCTAGTTTAGGAGATGAGGTTTCAATTAAAGATTATGCAGGTACATTTGATACAAATGCACTTACAGTAGGAAGAAATTCACAACCCATAGAAGGCGTAGCTGCAGACTTAACTGTCAGTGTAGAAAGAGCTGGTTTTACATTAGTGTATTCTGATTCTACACAAGGTTGGCTATTGAAAGATAAATAATGGCTAAGTATAAAGATATTGGTGGTACAACCGTTGGGTTTAGAAGCGGTTCAGAAGAATATACATATCCATCTGGATTTGAAGGTTCAATTTATTATAATTCTAGTAATGGTCAATTTGAATTTGTAGGTTTAGGCTCTGGCACTTGGGCTACTGGTGGTAATATGAATACAGGAAGATTTAATACTGCTAGTGGTTTTGGAACACAAACTGCGGGTGCAGTTGCTGGAGGACAAACTCCAGCAGACGATTATACAGACAATGTAGAAGAATATAATGGAACGTCTTGGACTGAAGTTACTAATACTTCAAGAGACAAATTTGCATCATCTAATTCCACAGGAACACAAACTGCTGGATTATTATGTGGTGGTTATGTGGAGCCAGCAAGTGCAAACGTAAATTCAACGGAAGAATATGATGGAACTAATTGGACAAGCGGTGGAAATTATCCCGCAGCTGTAGCTCAAGGACAATTGGTTGGAATACAAACAGCAGCACTTTTTGCAAGTGGTGTTTTGCCACCTGGGTTAGTAGGAGAATGTAATACTTATGATGGGTCTTCTTGGACTGAAATAGCTGAAATTAATACTTCAAGAAAATTAGGGACAATAGGTGGTGGAACTACAACTGACGCTGTAATTGGAAGTGGTTTAAATGCATCTAATAATACAATAACTAACACAGAAACTTGGAATGGTTCTTCGTGGACCGAAGTTAGTGAGATGAATACTGGAAGGTGGGGAGGTTCTAGTTCACAAAATGGAGTTTCAACATCTATTATAGCTGCAGGAGGAAATAATCCTCCTAATGATTCTTTGACAAATACTGAACATTGGAATGGAACAGCTTGGACAGAAACAAATGATTTATCACAAAAAAGATTTTACTCTCAAGGTGCTGGAACAGGAGATGTAGCATTAGCTATGGGAGGTAATACTGGACCAGGAGGTAACCCTGCGATTTTAACATCAACAGAAGAATGGACATTTACTCACGCAATTAAGACAGTGACAACAAGTTAAAAATAAATTATAACAAAGAAAAGGAGGATAAACTATGGCATACAAATACAGTGTAAAAGCAAACTGGGGCAAAAATGTAAATGGTGATTCATTTATTCGTCATGAAGATAGAAAAATGTTTCATATTGAAGGCTTCCCTGGCGATGTTTGGGTAACTGATGACAATGTATACGCTGAGAGATGGATTTCTAGAGTGGGTGGTGCTGAGAAAACTAAATCTCAAGCACAAGCTATTGTTGATAGTGAAATTGATGATGCTCAAGCTGTTTATGACGCTTTGTCAGAAGAAAAAAAAGCATTACAATCTAGACCAACAGATATAACATTACCGTAGTAGAATCCTCATGGCAGAATACAAAGCTATACATGGAACTCTATTCCAGCATAAGACATCTGATCCGTTAGTGGCAGGTGTTGCTAATGGTACATGGGCATCTGGTGGAGCTATGCCTGCTGCAAGAAACTCAGGAATAGGTGAAGCAGGGACGCAAACTGCAGCACTAGGTTTTGGAGGATTACCAGGTAATGCCACTATACATTATGATGGTACATCTTGGTCAGCTCCTGGAAATGATATAAATACAAATAGATATTCTTTAGGAAGTTTTGGAATACAAACAGCTGCAATAGGTGCTGGAGGTGATCCAGGAACTAAAGATAATGTAGAACAATATAATGGTTCGTCTTGGACTGAAATAGCTGAAATTAATACAGGTAGAGCACAAAATCCTGGAGGAGCTGGAACTGTTACTGCTGGATTAATTTTTGGAGGTGGTAATCCTGGTTCAGTAGATAACAATGAATCTTGGAATGGAACTGCATGGACAGAAGTTTCTGAGCTTAACACGGCTAGAAGAAACGCAGCTGGAGGTGGAACATCTACTTCCGCTATTCTTTGTACAGGTCAAGTTGATCCACCATTAACCGGAGCTGTTGAAACTTGGGATGGTTCTTCATGGACTGAAGTAGCTGAAGTCAATACTAATAGATATAATGTTCATGGAGCCTTTGATGATAATTCAGAAGGAATTATTTTTGGAGGTACGCCTGGTGCTAAATCAGAAACAGAATATTGGAATGGTACAAGTTGGACTGAAATTGCAGATCTTTCAACAGGAAGATCAGATGGTGCAGGCTGTGGGAGTGAAACAGCTGCTATATGTTTTGGAGGAAAATCACCTCCTGTTGTTGCAAACACAGAAGAATTTACAGCAGCAACAATAACAGATTCATTAGTAAACGATGGACAGGCTTTCTATCGTAGTGATACAGGCGATTTTAAAATTTCATTAACACAATTTGGTACAGGTGCATGGTCTTCTGGTGGTAATTTAAATACTGGAAGAAATGATTTAGATGGTTCTGGAACACAAACAGCGGGATTAGCTTTTGGAGGTAATCCTAATAAAGCTGAAACAGAAGAATATAATGGAAGTTCATGGTCGGAGTCAGGAGATTTAAATACAGCAAGAAGAGCTTTAACAGGTTTTGGAATACAAACAGCAACTATAGCTGCAGGAGGATCAGAAGGTCCTTATAATAATGAAGTAGAACAATATAATGGATCTAGTTGGACTGAGATAGCTGAAATTAATACAGCAGGTGGTGGTTCACCAGGTTCTGCTGGCACAACAACTGCAGGAATTATTTTTGGTAGAAGAAAATTACCAGGTGCTACTAAAGGTGGAGAAACAGAAACTTGGGATGGAAGCAGTTGGACTGAAGTAGGAGATTTAAACACTGCTAGATGGGCAATAGGTGGATTAGGAACTTCAACAGCGGCTTTAGCAGTTGGTGGAGCACCTCCTCATTATGCTAATACAGAAACTTGGGATGGAACTTCATGGACTGAAGTCGCTGATTTAAATACAGCTAGAAGTCAGGGAGGTGCAGCTGGAACTACAACAAGTGGTTTATATTTTGTTGGAGAAGCAAGTCCAGGACCTCAAAACGTAACCGAATCTTGGAATGGCTCTTCATGGACTGAAGTAGCTGATGCATCAGCTGGTGCTGGTAAAGTTGCAGACTCTGATAACAGTTCTCTAAGTGCTTTTTTTGCTGGTGGAGATGGTCCTCCAGGTGGTGTAGTTGCAACAACAGAAGAATGGAATGTACCTGAATCAATAAGTAATTTAACAATAACGGATTAATATGTCATACGGAAGTGGAAATAGCGGAGATTATAAAAAACTAAAAGGTCAGATGATACAAGTCACTGATACTGATCCAGTTGTGTATGCTGGTGCTTGGTCTTCTGGTGGTAGTTTAAATACTGCAAGAAGAAGAGTTGGGGCTGCAGGTATTCAAACTGCTGCAATAGCTTTTGGTGGTAGTAGCGATCCTCCAGTAAGAGCAAATGCTGAACAATACGATGGAACAAGTTGGACTGAAGTAGGTGATTTAAACACAGCTAGAGAAGCAATGGGTCCTAGTTCAAAAGGAAGCCAAACAGCTGTTTTAGCTGCTGGTGGAAATCCAATTACAACAGCTAACGAATTATGGGATGGAAGCAGTTGGACTGAAGTAGGCGATATTAATACAGGCAGAGAAGGGTTAGGAGGAGGTGGAACATCAACAGCAGCATTTGTTGCAGGTGGAACCACTGCTACAGCGAGACAAGTTTTATCAGAAACTTGGGATGGTTCTTCTTGGACAGAAGTTGGAGACTTAAATGCTGCAAGGTCTTTTGCTGGGATGTTTGGAACACAAACATCTTCTATATTTGCAGGAGGAGATATTGCAACTGGTCAATCAGCAGCTAATGAATCTTGGAACGGATCAGCTTGGACTGAAGTAGCAGATTTAAATGAAACAAAAAAAGCTATGGGTGCAGCTGGAACAGATAACACAGAAGGTTTAGTTTTTGGTGGCGGTGTTCCTGGAAGAACAGCAAACACAGAGACTTGGAATGGTTCTTCTTGGACAGAAGTTGGAAATTTACCTGCGGTAATAGATAATAATACAGGAGCAGGATCAGAAAGTAGTGCAATAACTGTAGGTGGTCGTAGTGCAACTGCAATCACAGGTGTAACAAATGAATGGTCTTTTCCATCAACACCTGTAGTACAAGAAGGACAACTTTGGATTAAAACTGCAACAGGTACTAGTAGTCTTATGAAAGGATACGCGGCTCAAGGGACAGGGAGCTGGGCTAGTGGTGGTAATGTTAACACTGCTAGAAGCACTTTAGGATCATTAGGAATTCAAACAGCCTCTTTAGCAGTTGGAGGTTATACAACCGCTGATGTTGGTATTAACGAACAATACGATGGTTCTTCTTGGACAGAAGTAGGAGATATTAACACTGCAAGAAGTGGGCTTAGAGGAGCTGGCACAACAACGTCTGGAATAGTTTTTGGTGGAGGTGATCCTGTTAAAAATGAAACAGAAACTTGGGATGGTTCTAGTTGGACAGAAACAGCTAATTTAACTACAGCAAGAAAAGAAGGTGGATCTGCTTTATCAGGAACTCAAACTGCAACTTTATATTTTTGTGGTGCAGAACCTTCTAAATCAGATAAAACTGAAAGTTGGAATGGAACAGCTTGGACAGAATTAGCAGAAACAAATGAAGTTAAAACTAAAACAACTGGTTTTGGAACACAAACAGCAGCTATAGTAGCAGGTGGACTTGTGCCTCCTGTAACAGCAAATGCAGAAACTTGGGATGGAACAGCATGGACAGAAGTTGGTAATTTAAATACTGCAAGATCAAATTTAGCAGGCGCAGGTAGTACAAATACTTACGGACTAGTTTTTGGTGGATCTCCTCCAGATCCACAAAATACAGTTGAACTTTGGAATGGAACATCTTGGAGTGAATTAGCAGAGATATCAACAGCTAGAAAAAATTTAACAGGATCAGGATCAGGGGTGTCAGCTTTAGCTACTGCTGGTGAAAATCCAAGTGGTGCTCTTGCAAACACTGAAGAATGGACAGTTCCCTTTGTAACTAAAACTATAGACACAGATTAATACTTGACTGTTATTTAGAAAGTTAATATAAAAGTAATGAGAAATGGATAAAGAAAAACGAAATATACAAACGTTAGCAACTACGCAATCTAAATATTTATCAGATATATTAGATGTTGAAGATGTTAAACAGTTTAAATCATTAATTCCTGAGTTAAAAGATACTTGGAAAAAGAAACAAGTATTTAGAACAGAAACAGAAATGAGATTTTCTGTATTATCAGATAATAAATATCCAACAAGAGCAGCTAAATATTGGCAATGTGTTAGAGAACAAAACACACACTTTGAAAATTTAATGCATTTATCATTTGATGCTAGAAAAAATGATGTGGAGATAGAAAAATTAAGAGTAAAAATTAAAGAAGAAAAAAATAAACTAGAAAAAGAATTATTACAAATAGAATTAGAAGAAAAAATATATAGCAAAGCAAGTATGGAACTTGTGGCTAAACACAGAATGAGAGAAGTAGCTACATGGTCTAAACTTAAAAAAGAATTTCATGATGGATCGTTTGATGACAAAGATGTAAATACACATCAAGCACATTCATATAAATTAAGATTAGAACATCAAAAAGCAACTTTAACACCAGGCTCCTCTCAACCAGAGGTATTTAATGTATTAGGACAATTAAATACATTAGATAGAGTTATGAGAGAAGGTGAATTGTTGCCTAATAAAGAAAAGAAAAAAATAAAAAGAAAGTAATATGAAATTTGACTTTGTTTATCTTGGTCAGACCGTTCTTAAATATCAAGTTCCTTTAGAAATTTTTGTTGGTCTCAATGATATATACGAAAAACGTAAAAAAGAATTACCTAAAGCCAATAAACAACTTGTAGGTAAAATAGAAGATGAAGTATCTTTATTTTATTCTGGTCCTAACAACAATAAAATGCATCAACATTCTTTTTTATCTCAAGATATACTAATGTGGTTTGATTCTATTTTTGATCATTATCTTACATGGAATAAAATAGGTGAAAACCAAAGAGCAATAAATTCTATATGGGTTAATGAAATGAAAGCACATGAGTACAATCCAATACATATTCATCAAGGTAAATTATTCACAGGTCTATCGTCAGTTATGATTATGAAATTACCAAAAGAAACAGGTATAGAATATTCAGCACCAGACAAACCTATGAATGGAAGACTACAAATTATAGGTGCAGCTAATGGTCAGTTTGCTAAAACAGATTATTCTCCTGAATGTAAAATAGGAGACTTTTATGTTTTTCCTTATGACATGAGACACTGTGTTTATCCTTATAATAATAGTAAAGAAAAACGTAGAACATTAGTTTGTAATGTTGATGTTGATTATAATCCAGTATCAAGTAGATCGGCAGGAGGACAATTATAATGATTATTAAAAT